ATACAAGCCTTGAGCGGTTGTTTGTATCTCAGCTTGTAAGCCGATTTTATCACTACGCATGGTGGCTTTGAGACCATCTATGCCCAGCTGATAGCTAGCTGATAGCTTTTTATCAGCATTTTGATACTCTCGCTTTATACCGTTGATAGTGTCATTGATAAGTGCTAGCTTTTTGCCAGTGTCCTCTGTGATACGAGTAGCCACACCTTGTGCGGAGTTGACTATCTCAGTCTTGATCTTACCGTCATAGTACTCCTGTATCATGCCATGGTTAGTCAACTTGATTTTTGACCAAAGCTTAGAGTTTTTGGTGTCTGTCAGCTCTAAATTAATAGATTTCAAGCTACTAAGCATCTCCTCAAAGCTTTTAAAGACGCCTGTTGACTTACCACTACCCTCAACGACCGCTGGGGCAACATAGCTAGTGGCTTTATCCCCTCGCTCAATCATGACTTGATTAAAGTGAGCTGTCCCTAGACAGTTGCTGACTAGTCTGACTTTCTGGTTATCATCTTGTGCAGTAAACGTGTAGTGCATACGACCATCTGGTCCTATGACGAGTTTTGACTCGTCTAATGTTAGTGTTGGGTCTCTACTCATTTATCCTCCTTAATCTATTTTTTTGGTATGAGTTTTTTTAACTCAGCAATTTTTTCATCTACGTATTTTTTAGTCGCAGCATGTTCGTTAGATGTTGGATTTTTAACTGTTAGATTACCATCCACGATTGAATCTGCATATGAGTGAAAGCCACCATCTGGATTTACATAAAATTTGTCTTTATTTTTATTTCTAATCCTAAGCAACTTCCCTGTCGTGCCTGAGGTTGAGTTAATGTAGATTCCCTGAGCAGCTGTTCCTGCACCGTTTGTCTTTTTGACAATATCAATGGATAACGCTGCCGCATTTTTATCATAATTCGCTTCAAGACTTGGGTTCTCATGAGTAATTTTTAGCGTTCCTAGCGCTTCTTCTGACCCTCGTAGCTGCATCGCACTACCGCCTTCATTGGCACTAGTTATATTAAGTGCCGAGGAAAAATTAGGTGTGCTTGGCTGGCGCATTACAATATTTACAGCATTAGTCTTACCTCTGTAATCCACAAATTGAACTGACTGATCAAACGTATCTTTGTTAGAACGTAAAATCATCAATGGTCCATCAGTAGTATCTTTATTTGTATACATCACCATAGCAGCACCTTTCGATTTAGACATATCAATGTTAATCGCTCCTCCTGTAGAAGATGACTTCTCAATACCACTATTAGGTTTAAGCCGTAGTTGTCCTGTCACTATGCCACCTGTCAAACTCAATTTTTTGTCTAGCTCTATTTTGGACTCTGCTTTTAAGTAAACAGCGTTTTTATCTGCTTTGCTTGATTCTAATTTGGTGATTTTACTATTAGTTTCTTCTTTTTGTGCAAACGCACCTAGATCTGGTTTATTAAGGTACTTAAGCTCACTAAATCGGCTTTTACCATCACCAAACTTAGCATATCCTGTGTCGGTCTCAAAGCCTATCTCACCCTCAAGTAAGATGACAGCACTGCTAGCCCATTCTTTGGCAGTCATCCGCTTAAATTGGACTCGTAGCGGTATAGTTTCTGTCATTTTTTACCTCCATCTAAAATTATTTGTGGGCTGTCTGACCATGTCCCTGTGATTGCGGCATCCTTACCATCCACAACCTCTTTATAAGACATCTCTAGAGCCATATTTTGCACCTCTGACGCATTTAAATCTATTTGCTTAGATTTATACCAAGTACCGCTTAAAGTAGCTGAGTAGCTCAAAGGATAGACGTTGATGACCTCTGTGTCCTTAATTAGAGTAAAAGTCTCAGGCTCCATTTTTGCCTTAGTAGGTGTCAGTACCAGTTTAACTCCCTTATTATTAGCTTGGGTCAGCGTGATAGCCACTTTTTGGAGCAGCTCGCAAGTCTGGCTAAAGCTAATCGTATAGGTCTCGCCACGCTTAAATCCGCCGTCATTAGCTTCAAGCTCGATAAAGCCCTCATCAATTTTTTTAACACGGTTAGGGTCGCCAACCAGCAAATTTTTGTTGTAGCGGGTCTTACCGTTGTTACCTAAAATTTCGGCGTTTAGACGGGACGTCTCGCTCGTTTCACTGACTTTGTTTTTTAGGTCATCAAAGCTTTGTTTAATAGACGGGATGTCATCAACTTTGATAGCCTCGGTGATTTTTTTAATCGCTTCCTCTGGTAACGCTAGGTTTTTGAGGGTGGCTCGGAATTCCTCTAGCTCTTTATCGATGCGTTCATCAACTTCTTTGATTTGTTCTTTCAAGGTGTTGAATTGCAAGCCTTCTTGCTCAACCTTCTTTTTAAAGTTATCAAATTCAAGGTTAACTTTGCGCCAATTGTCTTCCATCTCCTTTTTGCCAGTCTCGATGCGTTTTTCGATGTCTTGCAAAAATTCCTGAAATGTCATCCCTAAGCCTGTGATAGTCTCTAAAGATTCATCTATCATGTTTTGGACAGCCTCTTTGCGTGACATTGCTTCACGATTTTGGACGACGCTGTAATCACCAAGAGTTACGACTGACCTGTTAAAATTAAGCTTATCAATATCAATCTCATCAACACGAGTTTCAAAAGCTATCTTTACCTCATCATAGATAATGGCTACCGAGTCGCCTTTCCACGTCTCTGGGCCAATGTCTAAAATTTCTGCTTTGTAAATCCTAATGGGGATTGACAAACGCTGCAATTCATCCCATGTGGCTTTTAAGAGTTCTGTCTTATCTTCGATTTCCTCATTGACAAAGACACCCCAGCGGTGTTTTAGCTCACCATTTTGAGACAAGCCGTATTCTTCCCTTGCACTATCTAGTGCTACAAAGTTTTGACCAGCTGGTTTGTCTATCGGGTCGCCTTTTTCGACCGACCAGACAACATCAGTAAATTCGATTCTTCGACCGTAGCCTTGCCGCCTTTCTTCCTGTGGCAAGTGTCCCTCGACCTCTTTAGGTTCAGTTTCTTCGTGTTGAATTTCTTCGCCTTTTCCTCGCCCGATCAAGCAGGTCACAATGTCATCTGTTGATTCCTCGTAGACGACTTTTAGGAGATTGTTACCATGTTCAAATTGCTTGCCCGTTGGCTTGCCAAAGCGCTTTTTAAGGTCGATATAGCGACTAGTGATTTTGTTATTAACAAAGGTGTATCTAACGTTAAATTCGCAGTTAAAAGCTTCTACAACCTTAACCAGAGCCGCTCGTGGACTGATGTAGTAATAACTAAGTGTTCTAACCCCAGAAATTCCTTCAACTTTACCAACTTGGTAACCTGTGTCCACTAAAGCACCATCAAGACAAGCATCTGCGGATGATTGTCTAAAGCGCTTGTCTTTGATAATGGCAATGGTGTCAAGGTCACTCTCAGCTTTGTCTAGGCCTTTGTAAAACTTGCTATCTTCAAGATTATAATCAATAACCTTGAAGAGTTTAAAGACGTCTCTTTCCTCGTCTGGGACTTTGTGAAAAAAACCAAAGTAAACAAAAGGCTCGATGTCATAGTCAATTGGCACTTCAAAATTAGCTTGGTCCCAATCATTGTTTTTGACCTTAAAATGCCACGAGAGCAAATCGTCAGTACCAACAGTAGCGATCAATCGCTCCAGTTTATCAAAGAGATAAATCATAGATAAACCTCCCTAAACTCAGCCGTAATGGTCGCATTGTCACACTGCAAAGTATTTTTACCAGGTAGTAGCTCAAAATAGCGACTGTTAACCATATCTAAATCGCTAAGGATATTGCGTCCGTTCTGGGTAATCTTACCCGTGGCCATATCAATCTTGATTTCGTCAGTAGTATAAGTACCAGTCAGTCTGATATACTTTTGGCTTTTGACATGTAGCAGCTTAATTTCTTTTGTTGGTGATGATAGTTTGAGAGTAATGATAGGTTTTGTTTCAAATAACCCACCATTTTGGATAGATGTTCCTTTTTTAGTTTTTACATCAGACATTTTAAACGGATTGTAGCAGATGAATGTTAGTCCTATAATCTGCTCGTTAGAAACTTCTTCTGGGACATCTTTAGATTTAAAGATGCCTAGATAATTTCTATCAGGTTCGTCTGAAAATGATAAAAAAACTTGATTGTGACTAACAATTAATCTGTTTAATTTTTCATATTGTAAACGCATTGACTGATTATTTTTTCCACTGATTTTAGCTTTTATTTCTAGTTTTCTGACTTCAACTGTGGCATTGTGGAAATACTCTCCGTTTCGTCCTAACACACTTGTTGTTTGATGCTCTAAATCGACAATATCACGGCCTGAAACGGTTAAAGTTCGAAAAGTACCGAAATCCTTATTGAGTTCATCTTCTAAGACTTTACCGTCAATAGTCGTTTTTATACTAAAGGATTCCTTTGGAGTACCTCTGATAGTATCGTTAAATTCGTACATTCTACCTCTCCTAAAAACCAAAGAGAAGCAACTACCAGCTACTTCTCTTCAATCTGATTTTTTCAATTTTTGCTTGTTGACTAGTGATGTCACTTACAAATGCTTCGTATTCGTTTCCGCCTAAACTAAAGTTGATATATGCTGGTTGAGCTGTATGTACAAACTCTTGTTGCTGCGATAACGATTGCGAACTCTCTGATTTGACAACACCTTGGAATTTAGCTCCAATGCTAGCTAATCTATCTGCGATATTAAAATCAAAACTATTGATGCTATCAAATAACCCGCCAACAGAGTCGTCAACGACATCAGCGTTTTTGTCGATACCCATAGCTACCCCTTGCGGGATATATTGACCAACTCGTTTTGCAAACAACCTTGACGGCGAATGAATCATCGCCTTGGCTCTTGCTGCTCTCTCAGCTTGTGCTACAAGGGCGTTTGCTGCAGCTGTTACAGCTCCTAGCGCTGAATACATTCCTTGCGCAAGCCCTTGTCCGATGTACGCTCCAGCTTGACGCATAGGACCAGCTCCCGCGTTGGCTCTTGATACCGCAGCGTTAACCATGCTAGAAATAGCATTAATAACAGCACTTTGTTGAGAAGATAGTCCCCGAGCAAGATTTTGTCCTGAACGCTGTCCCGATTGTCTCATTTGTTGCTCTAGTTGAGACCCAAATGTCCTAGCCTGAGATAGCATTCGAGATAAGATTGATTGCATTTGAGAGGCCGCTTGATTAAATGATGTTATAATGCTGCTTACTATTGCGGCCATGGCAGATTGAATCATAGATTGCATGCTAGCAAATGCTGACGAAACAACTGTTGTACTAGAAGCAAAAGCTTGTATTTGACCAACAGTTGCTGTCGCAGAAGCCCCTATTTGGCTAAAGTCAGCTGATACAACAGAAAGCACAGCTGATAAACCAACTATTGATGCAACTAGCGCTCCTGTTGTTGCAGATAAGCTCATCAAATTAGCATTGAATGCTGCTATTGTAGGACCGGCAGATGCTAAACCTGTACTAAATGTTGATGATTGAGCAACAAACGCGGCAAAGCCAGCGCCAGCTTGTGCTAGAGCTGGTGTTATTGCCATTAGTTGAGCTTTAAACATAGTGATTGGAGCATTAATTGCAGCCAATCCAGTCACTGCTGCCACCGCCTGAGTAGTAAATGTGGTAAACCCACTCGCTGCCATCGTTAGGACTGGCGGTAGAGTTGCAACTGCTGTCTTAATAGTTGCCATGGTGGTGGCAAAGACTGTTAATCCAGTAATTGCTATCGTAGCACTTGTTGCTAGACGTGTCATACCATTGGCTACCTTGCTCATAGCAGAACCTAATGTTGTCATTTCGCCAGCTGAGCTAGCCATCTTCCCTAGACCGCTTGCCACAGCTGCTAATGTAGCAACCAAATCTCCAAGGGATAAATCAACAAGCATTTTAATGCCTTTAGCCATCTCTTTTACGCCACGGCCTGCATTAAGTGCCGCAGTACCCATAGAATCAAGGATATTTGCAACACCGTCAAGGACATTCCTAACTGCACTACCAAACGATTCAATTACTGCCCCAACACCTTCTAGAGCTGATTTTACACCATTTCCAAATCCTTCAAAAG